TAAAGACAAAAAGACTGGCGAACCCAAAGCCGCGCAAGATCCAGAATGGATGCTGTTTGAGAAATGTATGCGTGGTGATACCAGTGACAATGTGTTCTCTGCTTATCCCGGAGTACGTACTAAAGGTAGTAAAAACAAAGTGGGTCTGACTGAAGCGTTCGAAGATCGTAAAAGCAAAGGATTTGCGTGGAACAATCTCATGCTGCAGAGATGGGTTGACCACCACGGTGCAGAACATCGTGTGCTGGAAGATTACCAACGTAACATACAACTATGCGATCTCACAGCACAACCTGCTGAGATTAAAGAAAAGATTATGGAAACTGTGAAGGCCAATGCTGTTACTAAATCTGTGGATCAAGTGGGTATTCGCATGCTTAAATTCTGCAATGCATGGGATATGAAAAAAATTGCAGATAATATTCAATCGTATGCTGAGCCCTTACAAGCAAGATATCCTCAAAAACAAGAGATAAATACATACATTACTCCAGCGCCTTCGGGGCTGAGTACATAAGGAGAAAAATATGACAGTTATACACGCCAAGCCCATTGTGGATGGTAAGTTTTGGATCGTAGAGCAAGATGGCACTAAGGTTGCAACACTACACAAGAAAGAAAACAACAAGTTTATTCTCAGCAGCACCAACGGAGAAGTTACTTTTAATAAGAAACAAGACCTTACCAAGCAATTTGGTGAGACTTTCTTTTTAAACAATACCAAAGTAAAAGTTACCCCAGCAGAACCGCAAGAATGCCATGGTTTCCCCACCAGCGTTAAACCATACAACAGCATGTACGATGTTAGAAACAAGTTACCATTGTTTACAAAAAGCTCACAGAGTAAGAGTTTGTATTGTGCAGGTTACTACACAATTCAATTTAACAAAGGATGGGTCAAATCATTTTGTCCTAAACTTATCACTCTAGAACGCAACCCATACAAGGGTCCGTTTAAAACTGAGTTAGAGATGAAACAGGTGTTTTCAAATGCAAAATCAGATTAATCTCACACCCATAACACAGTTTATACAATCAGTAAGAGCCGCTGAATTGAGTCAAAGCAAAGAGGTAAAATTACCTCTGCAGCAGGCGCGATTGCTTAGTTTGGCACTGTCTGAGATACAAGACAAACTGATACAAGATTACGAAAGTCTCTATATCAAACTCAAAGAAAGTGCTGATACTGAGGTTGTGTCCATACAGCTGGACGGCGGGGATTTCAAGAACTAATAGCATAAATATATGCGTACATTACCAGGATACGCATATGTCAAGACCCAAGCCAAAGATCTTACTGGAATATATCAGTAAGAAAAATTATAAAGCAGAACAGATTTTAGAAGCTGAAGCAATTTGGGCTGTGTTCTACAAAAACGAGCCTTTTAATTTAAAGAGCTTCAACAGCCTCACCAGCTATCCTGGGCCAAAATACAAGAAGGTCAGCTTTAGTAATCCTGGACATGCTATTAATTTGGCTAAAAAATTGAATCTCACATTTGGTTGCGAAGATTTTCAAGTGGTCAAACTCACACAGGGTGCTATTCTAAAATGATCAGCAGAACTGCTCTGACTAAGATATTTTTACAACAATGGGGCAAAAGTATAGATGATGCAAATGTACAGTTATTTTCACGCAAGTGGTGGCAAAGCACACGGGTTGGTAAAGACAGTGCATTTCGATTAAGTGATGAAGGTTACGAATTTTTGGTAAAAGAATTGGATTTGAGAGAATACGAAATTCCATTTACTGAACCAATTGAATTAAGTCCCCAAACAATCATATTTTTGGAAAGATACGTGGATTGCCCATATTATCTTACCAACATGTCAATTACTGTATTTTCTGAACGCAAGAGTTTTGAGCTGATGTTGTTTTCTGACGACATTAGAAAATTTGGACTTATCAAAGCCATGAACGAGCGCGAAAAAGATTTAGCCAAAAATGCCTAAATACTTAAAAAACTTGTTGACGTGATTGTGTATCGACGCTATAATACATACATACACAACGTTATTCGTAACAATTTTTTTAACTAAGATAGGAAATAAAATGGCAACAGATATTTCAGGCCGTACAGTGGGCCCAAGCGGCGCCAAAAAGTCTCTCCGTAAGGCTTTTAAAAACAAGCGTCCAATCTTTCTATGGGGTCCTCCCGGCATTGGTAAGTCTGACATTATCAAACAACTTGGCGTTGAGATTGAAGCTCACGTGATTGATGTACGTTTGAGTCTGTGGGAGCCTACTGATATTAAAGGTATTCCGTATTTTGATTCAAACTCCAACACAATGGTGTGGGCTCCGCCCAGCGAACTGCCCAGCCAAGAAATGGCTAAAAAGCACAAACACATTATCTTGTTCCTGGATGAAATGAACAGTGCAGCACCCAGCGTTCAAGCAGCTGCATATCAATTGGTGCTTAATCGTAAAGTTGGTGCATACACTTTGCCCGACAATGTTGTAATTGTTGCAGCAGGCAACCGAGAAACTGACAAAGGTGTTACATTCCGTATGCCAGCGCCGTTGGCTAATCGTTTTGTTCACTTGGAAATGTTAGTTAATTGGGATGACTATTTTGAGTGGGCTGCTGAAAACAAAGTTCACAAGGATGTGGTTGGCTTCTTGAGTTTCTCCAAAAAGGACTTGTACGACTTTGATCCAAAATCCAGTAGCCGTGCCTTTGCTACACCACGCAGCTGGTCCTTTGTTAGCGAATTGTTGCACGACGACGACTGTGATAACGAAACATTAACTGATTTGGTGTCAGGTTCCGTTGGTGAAGGCCTTGCTATTAAATTTATGGCGCACCGTAAACACGCCAGCAAAATGCCTAATCCTACAGACATTTTGAATGGCAAAGTTAAAGAAATGAAATCTAAAGAAATTTCTGCAATGTACTCGTTGACTGTGTCCCTGTGCTACGAGTTGAAAGATTCTTGCGATAAGAAAGCTAAGAATTGGAACGAGCAAGTTAATAATTTCTTCGAATTTATGATGAACAACTTTGAAACAGAATTGGTTATTATGGGTACTAAATTGGCATTGAGCACATACAAATTGCCGTTAGATCCAGATGAGATTAAATGTTTTGACAACTTCCACGCTAAGTTTGGCAAGTACATTAGCGCCGCAACTGACAAAGATTCTAAATAAATTGGTTTAATACTGTTTGACACCACCTTCGGGTGGTGTTATACTATATACATAGTAAGAACTTAGGAACAAACATGTCACATACAGATCCAATTATTGATAAAATTATTATTGCACGAGTGAGCTTGTTGCTCAAACATCCATTCTTTGGCAACATGGCTACCCGATTGAAAATCCAAGAAGGTGAAGATTGGTTGACCACAGCAGCCACTGATGGTCGCCATATTTATTTTAATCGTGGGTTTTTTGAAAAACTAACTGTAAAGCAAGTTGAGTTTGTTATTGCTCATGAAATTTTACACAATGTATTTGACCACATGGGTCGTCGAGAAAGTCGCAATGCTAAAATCTTTAACATTGCAGCTGACTATTGTGTAAATGGACAATTGGTGCGTGATCGTATTGGTGATCATAATATTCCGGATATTAAAATCTTCCATGATCAAAAGTACTACGGCATGGGTGCAGAAGAAGTGTATGATCAGATTTATGATGAAATGGATGAAAAAGAATTAGATGCACTTGGTCAATTGCTGGACGAACATATTGACTGGGGTGAGCCAGGCAAAGATGGTCAACCTCGCTACAGCAAAGAAGAATTGAAACAAATTCGTGACGAGATACGTGAGGCCACCATACAAGCTGCTCAGGCAGCGGGTGCGGGAAATACTCCCGCAAATGTACAACGCATGATTAAAGATCTTACAGAGCCTAAAATGAACTGGCGTGAAATTTTGCGTCAGCAAATCCAAAGCACTATCAAGAATGACTATTCGTTTATGCGTCCTAATCGCAAGGGTTGGCACATGAGTGCTATACTTCCTGGTACACAATTTCAAGAAACAATTGATATTTGTGTTGGTATTGACATGTCGGGTTCCATTGGTGACGAACAAGCTAAAGATTTCTTGTCAGAGATCAAAGGCATCATGGAAGAATACAAAGACTTTAAAATTAAAGTTTGGTGTTTTGACACCAGAGTATATAATGAAGCAGACTTTGACGGTTACAATATTGATGAGTTTGATAGCTACCAACCAATAGGTGGCGGTGGTACTGAGTTTGATGCCAATTGGGAATACATGAAAGCTAATGATATTCAACCTAAAAAGTTCATCATGTTCACAGACGGCTACCCTTGGGGCAGCTGGGGTGATGAAAACTACTGTGATACAGTATTCATCATCCACGGTAATAACACTATTGTTCCTCCATTTGGCGAGTACGCTTATTACGAGCTTGAAGCGGAATCAGCGTAATGGCATTGAAGAATGGCAAGCCCAATCCTTTAGATTACTTTAATCTACGCAGGGTTGAGTTTGCCTGTCCTCACTTCAAATACACTTCTTTAGACAAATACAATCCAATGCTGGTTAAATCATTAGATTTGTGGATTCGTAAAAATTTAAATAATAGGTATTATATAGGGCAAGGTATTACATTAGATAATTCCAACACAATTGTGTATAATACACGCATTGGCTTTGAAAGTGAAAAAGAATTAAGTTTTTTCACAATTGCCTGTCCACTTTTGCAGGCGAGATAATTAATTGTGTACTTTCACAATAAGGAGATTCTAATGGCTGATGTACAAAATCAACAACCAGCAGCTGATGCTGCACAAAATAACGATCTTACCATCAATGACTTGAATGCCATGAAGGTTATTATCGATATTGCTAGTTCGCGGGGTGCATTCAAACCAAACGAAATGGTAGCCGTGGGTCAAACATATACCAAGCTAACAACATTTTTAGACACAGTTTCAGCACAGCAAGCACAACAACCTGCGCCGCAAACTAACACACAATCCGTAGCAAACGCTGTGGTAGGAGCATAATATTATGGCCAAAGAACTAAAACACATAGGTCGTGTTGTTGCCACAAACAAAAAATGTATTGTGGCATATCGCACCTTGCCCGGTGATGCACATAGTTGTCTAATTGTTCCTACAGAAAACTTGCCTGATATTTACCACGATGCTATTATTAATTTGGTAGAGAGTAGTGCAGGACAAGAGTCTTACGAGTTTGCTGAAGCACTGGATCGTACACAATTCCCAGACGGTAGTCGCATGTTGCCGGCATTACACGGAAGTGGTCGGTTAATCAAGGCACCAACCAATGCTATCGAAATGACTCCAACTATAGGTGTCAGTATTCAGTTGTCCGAACTTAATCAAATTATTGCAGAGCAACGTGGTATTGCTGTGGACGAGTTGTCTTTGAAGCCAAACGGGCCAAACGAAAAAGCCAAAGTTGAAAAAGCCACAGCCACTGTTGAAGCTGTTAAAACAATTATGCCCGTGGCATCAGTTGCATCTACTCCTGAAGAACAAGCCAAAGAATATCGTAGCAAAGCAGATAAGTTGGCAAAAGAAGCTGCACAGTTTAGACGTCTTGCCGAGGACTTGGTCCCGACCAAAAAACCTGTAAAGTGACCAAATCTGGGAAAATTCTTCCCAAGGATGTCATAGAGCATTGGCCAGAAGTATTCGGAGACGTTGAATTAAACGTGTTACCTGTTAGGTATCTACATACCGTTTTGGTTAATTTTAAAGATGGTAAGACTTGGGAAATCAAAGTAACTGCTAAAGCAAAACGTGAAGGATGGAGTGTCTTTGAACAGAACCTTAGTGAATTGTGCAAAACCTACGAAGACACCATAGATAACATTGATTTTAAATTAGATACTGAACGTGTAAAAAAAGACATAGAACGTAGTACTCAGAAATTTTTAAAAAAGAAGAAATTATAAATAATGAATGTTCAGCTTTTATCCTATTCACAACCAACCGCAGAATTTGCAAATCTTGGAATCACAGATGCGCAGGAACTCATTGCGTATTGCGCCCGTGTGTCCAATCCCAGCAACCAACTTAACACTGAAACATCAGACAAGCTCATCCGATACTTGGTCAAGCACCAACACTGGAGCCCACTCGAAATGGTGTCAGCCTGTATCGAAATCACAACCACTAGAGATATTGCCCGTCAAATCTTGCGACACAGAAGTTTCAGCTTCCAAGAGTTCAGTCAACGATATGCTGACCCAACTAAAGATCTCAACTTTGTTACAAGAGAAGCAAGACTTCAAGATCCAAAAAACCGCCAGAACAGCGTCCAAGTGGATGATACAATGTTACAAAACGAATGGTACAGAGCTCAACAGCGAGTCATCTATGCTGCCAAACGGGAATACGAGTGGGCTATCGCTAATGGCATAGCAAAAGAACAAGCACGAGCTGTGTTGCCAGAAGGCCTTACAGAAAGTAGAATTTACATGAACGGTACACTGCGCAGCTGGATTCACTTTATTGAATTGCGCAGTGCTAACGGCACACAAAAAGAGCATCAAGAAGTAGCACGAGCCTGTGCCCAAGTTATTGCAGAGATCTTTCCCCTAACCAAAGATCTTATTTAAAAGTCTCCGGCGGAAACTGTTCAATGTGTGCATTGAACTGATGTTCCAACCAATCATAATCATTGATTTTGGCCAGTGCTTCGGGATCATCTTTATAGGTGGTTCCATACCATTGTCCCGCACTCGCACCACCCTTTGAATATTCGCCAAACGGTTCATTGCCGCCGAAGTGTATCCATACATGTAGACGCTGTTCCGATTGTGAATTATCTTGTCCTGGAATTATTCTGCTGGCCAACTTGACACATTCTCTAAATGCACTGCGCCATGTGCTGAGTGGATCAGTGTTGAATGCTGTGACATTGTTGATTTCTGGCATTATTTTAAATCGTGGGCTGATGCTGGTAGTCATGTCAACGCTGTCAATTGACATGACACGAGTCAGTTCTGTTGGCAGTAATTTGACTCCACCAAAACCATATTCTAATCCATTCACAGGATTGATAGCTCTCCACACATGCACAATATCCTCTTCGCTGGGATCTAGTTTTGTATCAAACTTAAAACTTGGTAACAGTTTAGCATCAGCATCAACCACATAGAACATTTTAGAAAATACTCTACCTGCAGCTTCTTTGTGGGCATTATGGATACCTTTAACACCTCGAACCCAATGTGTTCTGTGATAAGGAAATTTCTTTACAAATTCTTCAATATAGTAACTTGAAGATATTTCTTCTTTGTATGTAATAAACACAATATCGTACATTATCTTTTCCTAATAATTCTTGGGCTGTTGTTA